GTTTGTAAACTTAATATTTTTTCACCTATTTTTCTAAATGAATGTTTATCGCATCCTATGCCATATCTTAATTTAATTGCTTCTTGATACCTTTTAGGAAGATATTGTATATAAGGTATTAATTTCTCATCTAATTCTTCGATCATTTTTTAACCTTATTATCTAACTGGTGGACATAGAACCGGCTGTAGAGGAAACCACTCACTCCGGCAAGCGATCGTCTTGCACGTTATCTATGTCCGTAAATGATGGGGCACAATTTAGGAGTTATTTCATTTTAACCTCTCACCAAATCTTCACAAGACAACGGTTAAAATTAACTAAGGCTTATCATTACTTACTGGCGTACCCCGTAAACTATTTAACTTTTATTTATAATTCTTCAATCTTCTCATATAACTTTTCAAGACCTTGATATAATTGTTCTTTTGTTGTTTCAAATTCATGACATAATCTATTAAAGTTTTTTTCTAATTTTTCAAATCTTGTCATAAAAATAACTAAATTCAATGAATCTTGATTATCATGTTTATTCATGATTTATCCTTATCATTTTTTATTTATCTTTTTCAAAGTTTTCGCCAGTGCGACTTGTTTCCTAATCTTAGGATTTTTAGACTTAGCAGCTTTAGCCATTTTTTTAGCAGGAATTTTTTCACCTTCTGGTACATTTAACTCTCGATGCAATTTACCTCTTGAAGTTTTAGGTAGTGCTTTTGCTATCCATTTTTCTGACATAATTAATTTTCCTTATTATTTGTCTTCTGGCCAATAATTCATATCATAAACTTTATTAATATATTCATTAATTAAATTAGCATCATTGGGTACATCTTTACCAGGATGTAATTTATTATAAAGACTAATAGCTCTCAATATATCAATATCAACTTTAGATAATTTTTTATTTTTCAAAATTAATCTCCCAAAATATTTTAAACCAATGAAGATGCTTTATTCATACAATTATTAGCAGACGATAAAGCTAAAAAAAGGTCATTCTCAAAATTCTTTTTAATAGCCTTTAATGATTTATCAAACTTTACAACAGATTCATTTTTTACGACTGATAAGTCCAGTTTCATTATTTTCTTCTCTTAATGATTCATTTAAAAAATTAATAAGATAAATAGTTTGTTCGTGTGAAATTGATCCAGAAATATATTTTTTTACATTTTTATCTTGATCAAAATCAATATGCAATGATTTATTATTTAAAGATAGTATAAATCTATTAGTTTTTTTACCAAAAAAATTTAAAACATTGTTACATCTAATATGGATCATTTTTTCTTTTTACCTTTAGATTTTTTTGCCACGCTATAAGCAATTGCAACAGCTTGCTTCTGCGGTTTACCTGCTTTCATTTCAGTTTTGATATTTTCAGACATAACTTTCTTACTTTTACCTTTTTTAAGCGGCATAACTATCTCCTTTTATTATAAACAGTATTATAAACTTCACAAGTTTCCTCAGAAGATGCCCCATCTAAATGACCCCTTACCTGCTTTTCAAGCTCTCGATCTGATAATTTATAAGTGCTTTTTAACTCATGCTGAGTCGCATTAAATAAATCATTCCACCGTACTTTTTGTTGAACCTTTTGCATTGTTATTTTCCTTTTTATGATCCATTTGAATATTATGTGAAAGCTCAATATTCTCTTTTCTATGCCTATGACGAGTATCAATTGCTTTTAATTGCAAGTCAATATTCTTAGAATATCTCTCAGCATTTGATTTTATTATTTGAACTAAATTAGCATCATTTGCTTGTTTAGCATCCAATAATAGCTTTTTCTCATCCTGCTCCATTCTAGCCATATCAATTTGAGCTTGAGTTTGGGATTTTTGTGCTTCTAATTGAATCTTAGCACGATCATTCTGTGCTTTTAACATTTGAGGATTATTCATCATTTCTTGCTGTTGAGCCTGCATTGCCATTTGTTTTTGTTGTTGCATTTCTCGTTGCCATTCATCCACCATTTCTTTTAGCTGTTCAATACCACGACCTTCCATATTATCTAAGACGAAGTTAATACCCTTATCAGATATAAACTGTGCAAATAGCGGGGACATCCCCATTAATTCTTTAACCATGTTAATAGTACGTGATTTTTGAACTTGGAATGATGCACCTGCTTTAACTGTTACTTTCAATGGATTTGGATCAAAATCCATATCCATTCCACCTTGTTGGTTAATCTTAATAAATGACTTTTTACCTTCTTCATCTTTAATAGGGATTGTCATAGGTGTTACATAATACTTCGGCATTAAATCTAAGTATATTTGAGCAATGCGCTGCATTCCTTGTAAGTAACCAACAATATAAGGCATTGCTGTTGCATTTGACTGAGATGCTGCTTCAACCAACGCAACGCCAGACAATTGATTATTTTGAATTCCTAATTGCGCATCATATGATCCTAAAATACCTTGCATCAATTGATCTGCACCTGTGAAGGCAGCAATTACCTCTTGCGGGCATGGTACTTTAGCGATTTCCCTAATTGGGTTTTGAATCTGCATTGCGGGATTTTCTTCATATGAATTATTGAAAACCAGAACGGATGCTTTTTGAATGTCTTTATAAGCTTGTAGAAATTCTTCTTCTTTAGGAAGAGCTTCCTTTGCCACCATAAACTTATGCTGAACGATGTTTTCAATTTCATTAGCGAGCGTAATACCAGCAAAGTTTTTAAGTCTCTGAGCTCCTTTACCATGATATAAGTAAGGTCTAGTAACCTGTTTAACATTTCCATTGTTTTTAGTCTTAATAAGAACTGAGTTACCATCAAAGAAAACCAATGGCAACATGGTAAAATCTGTTTCTTCATATTCCAATATTTGGCTTTCAATTAACTTATATCGGCAAATCACATCCATGGTTGTCATTCGGCTATTAACCACAACAGGCGGCATTTCAAATGAATCCCACTTTTCCAACATTTCCTTATATTGTTTTTCTTTCATTACTTGTTTATTTGAAAGCTGAACTAATTTCACTTTCTTATGTTTCTTTTCATAATAATCAGCACAAATAAGAATAGGTGTTTCACCAGCTAAATAAGACCAATTAAACCCTTCAAAATCACGTGAAAATGAAATTCCTTGGATAGAGATGTCTGGATATTCATTCTTAAAATCTTCTTTAGATTTAGGATAAAGTTCAAAGCAAAAACGACCATCGCCTTTATGCGAAAGTCTCGCTAACTGATCAAATCCGCACAGAGTTGGATCAAAACACTTTTCAATGAAAATACCTTGATTAAATGACATTGTATTTAGATAGTCTGTTTTAACTTTACCAACACTGAAGCCGCCACTTAATATTTCTTTATAAATCTCATAACGAACAGAATAATTGTCCGAATCGGTTAATGTATGACGAATATGTTGTTCCGTGACTTTTATAGTCATTGGATCAGTCATATTATGCTCATCTGCATTAACGGCAACATCAGGTTCTTGCTTTGAGAATTCTCCCATTAATCTAGAAATATAAGCTTCCTGAATATTAAATTCTAACTGAGGTTTTGATAGAGAGGTTAAAAGAGAAATATCATCCGCGCTAAGAGAGGTCTCAAAGACAAACTTACGAAACTCATTATAACGATCATAATTAGTTTTAAATGCATCATAAGATTCTTTGATATTTTTTTTAATACGACCGAGTTGGTCTTGTGAGCTTTTTGCCACTTCCATATGACATCCTTGTCAATTGGGTTAGTAATAGCCAATTATAGCGCAAAATTTTATCTAGTGTTAAAGGTAATTAATTGTTTATTTACTATAAGATTTTCTCTTTAATGAATCTAAATTACGCATGGAATCCCATATAACCTTACCTGCTTCATTGTTTAATTTACGCTTAGTCTCAATGATAGCTGATTCCGGCAATGCAAATGTTAATGCTAAAGCGTCTGCTTCATCTGGCGATCTAATTCCACGCTTTTTCATCGTTTCCTTTTTTTCTAATTGCAGACGTGAATTACTATTGTAAGTATATTTAATATTGGTTAAATCAGAATGTAGAGAATCTAAATCAGGTATTTTGCATGGATAATTAGATAACCATTCACGCATTAATCCCCACATTTCGGCTCGCTTATTTAAGTATTTCTTTTCATCAAACGGAGATTCTCCGCTATTAACTGCAACCACAATATCACGATAACCGAGCTCAACGAGTCTATCGTAAATTCCCGCACCCAGTCCCCCAATGTCGATAAATACCCTATTGGGAGACTCATCAACAATAATACGATGGAGTAAACCAACCACTTCCATGGTACTTTTTTTAACATAACTTTGTAGCCCATAAGCCTCTCTTCCTCTTCTTCTTATAATAGATGTTCTATCGTCTCCATAACGAGCAGGATCGCAGCCAATAAGTAAGTGACCTACACCATCAACATTAGGACACTTTCGTGATGACACCACTAAATCAGGCATTATAAATGTA